GAATCTGTTCGTCAGCGCCGCGGCCAATCTGGTTCGAGATCGTCTGATACAGACCCGCAGCGGTGTCGAGAATCGGATTGCCGAATTCGTCTGAGAGTTGTCGGACCGTTTGGGTAAGTCTCTCACTGTTACCAAACGCACCCCCGGCGATAGTCTGAATCTCTTCGATTCGCGTCCCCAACGTGATCGATTCTTTTGCTGCATCACCAAATGCCGCTTGAACACGTCTAAGAGCACGAACGATAAGCTGTGTGACGACGACTCGGCTTAGCAACTGCCAAGACACGGTTAGACGTTCAGTGGATTTGGTCGCACTGTTAAGGCCCTGTTGAACGCTGCCGCTGGCCGTATTGACATTATTGAACACCGCTGCCGCAGCATTGCCGGCAGTGTTGAACCTGTTCAGCGTTTTGCCGAGACTGCCGATCCGCCTGTTGAAACTTGAGATCGATTTATTGAGCGAGTCCAACGAGGCGAGTGCCTTTTGGACGTCAAAACCCAACTCTTGCGTTATGTTAGCCATTACACTTTATTGTGTTTTAGGTACACAGATCGGCACAAGTCACGAAACTCTTGTGATGTCAATACCCACTTACACCGGTTGACCGTTTTGTGTACCCACTGGACGTTGTTAAGATCATAATGCTTCGATGGATCAATTCGATCTAATGAGGCAGTTGTCTTTGTGTCTGATCCAAACTGCAACTCCCACCCAGTTTCAGCGCACTTTGCATCTTGTTCTTGAAACAGTTCCCACGCCTGATGGATTGTGATGTTTACTTCAAGGTCTCGTCTGCGAGCATTTGACAGTAATCGAGTCCAATACCTTCCCGGAAGATCACCAACCCCTGTCCATCGGCCATTGTCTTTACCTGACTTCCTACATTTGACACATCGTTGACTAATCCCCCGCACCAACGTCGATGCGGAAATAGCTCTGATAGTGCCGCTATCACAGGTACACCGGCACCAATAATACGATGACCTGTGAGTAATAGACCGATCGCCGACAATCCAAGTGCCGAATTGTTGACCTTTATTAAGGGCGAGTCGTTTCTTAGCCATCAGATCGTGATCGTTGCACCAGCTTTGAGAAACTTGAACGGGTTGGGAAGTCGGACCTTCCCGGCGAACTCATTGAACGTCTCTCGACCCGCTCCAATGAAGTTGTACGGGCCGGGACGTTCCAAATGAAAACCCTTCTCCAATGCGTTTACATTCACGGACTCATTGATGATGAGATGGTCTAGGGACGTCCGATAAATGAACGTGTAACTCCCCTTCGACGATTCGATAGACAAGTCGCCGTCGCCAAGTGACTTCCCCAGACTGATTCGACTGGGGGCAGAAGGGGATATGCCGAGGGTAAGAGACACCTTCGACGCTAACTCCATGAACGTGGCAGCAGAGGCACCCGACCACACGGGCATGCCGCCCTTACTATCGTGCAGCGGGCCGTTCAGAACGATACGTTCAAGCCATGCACGGGCAGCAGCTTTGACTTGCGCCGTCATGTGTTCGCGAAGTTCTTTCTTGTAACCCCGCAGGTCGAACTTGATAGGTCGCAAGCGAGCTTGAATGCGCATTGTCAGCAGGACATCCTACTACTTCGTATCCACACCAGCGAATGCAGCCTCACGCTCAAACGCGTCGTGGCTGTCGATTTGGTAGAAGGCCACGATCAGGGCTTGCGTGACCGGGCTACATTCGTCCCAACTCGCGGCCACTCCGGGCGGCCTGATCCCGAGACGGGCACAGGCCGCCCAGATTTCGAAGTGGCTGGTGCGAAACTTCGGGAGCGTTAGCTTTCGGGAGTCGGCTGCTGACCACGCAGAAAAACATCCCGCGCCCACTTCAGCTTTTCTTCATCGAGGCAGTTGACTTCCATGACGTGCCGAAGAATGTGACCGGCCTCGATCTGCGTGAAGCCGGCGGCCTTGAAGTCATCCTGCCAATGCCGCCACGTGGACGGTTTCTCGGGATCGACCTTGTCCCACTCGATGTTCGAAGGCTTCAGAGTCTCGATGACCATCCAGCCCATCCGCTTCTCGTTGTACTGTTCAACGAGTTGCTTGTAGCCGGGATCGTCGTGGTTCTCTTCCCGACCCTTGGGGGTCAATCGAACGGGGACTTTTGGTGCGGGGCAAGCCGCGTCAAACGATTCGAAGTCGCTAATTGCCCGCCCCACAAATGGGACCATCTGGTCCCCGCGGGGTAGAACAAGGACTTCCTCATTCGGCCCGCCCACAATTACGCCATTGATCTTCATCTTCGTTGCCTCAAGCTGATGGTGGTGAAATAGTCAGGGTTGCTCTAGTTGAGCAACCCTGACTGAAGAGCTTTTAGAAGCGTTCCGTGATCGGCACCCGAACGTTGCATCGCCCGGAGACCGAGATTTGGGCTTCGCTGAAGTCCGGGGCACGGCTCTCGGAACGGAAGTCCGGGAAGGTCGTTCGCTCGGACTCTTTCGTGCCGCACGGGGGAACGTGTTCGACAATCACGTCCACGGCATACGGTTCGCACAGGTCTGCGGCCGAACTGACCCACTCCGTGGCACTACCTCTGCGTTTGATCGCATCCATCGGAGCAATCGTTTCGCCGGTGCCGGTGGTGATCGACTCGTAGACGAACTCAAGATCGACTGACAGGGGTTGGTCGTCACCTTCGCGAACGGTGTCGAGCTTACCGCGGTCGAGTTCGTACTCGAATTCATCGGCTTCGGTGTACGTCAAGTTGCCGTCGCCAACCTTGATTTCGATTCGCTGAGGAAGGAACGTCAGGACACCGCCGTCCACGTAAGTTCCAGCACCGAGTGCGGGTGTGAACTCGATGTTCGTGGTTGTCCCGTTCGCGGGCGTGCGCGCCGTCACGGTGTGAATCTGTTCGGTATCAGTCTCGCCGTCAATGGTGAAGCGGGCACCGATGGGAATTTGATCGGTAACGGTCGAGTTCAAAACGACCGCCTCAACGTCGGCGTCGGTGTCAGTCGCCACAGGCGGGGATGCAGTAAGCTCGGCAACCCCACTCAGACCATCCTGAATGAAGATCGTGGAGTTCCGCAGGTCGATGCGAGCAAACGCGGCAATGCAGGGGGTAGAAAGGTAGCAGTTCATGTTAGTCCTCAAGGTTCATCTGATAGCGGGCGTCTACGATAGCCTGCTTGACGCGATCGGTTTTTTCAACCTGACCAAAGTGAAAGAGTTTCGTCATGTCACCCTTGGAATACCGATTCACAAGGCACCCAAGTAGAATCTGAGAGTCGGGGTCGCCCTCGTCAAAGTCCCCCAGTTGATTTCCGAAATTCCAGACTTCGATGGGAGCAGTCAATGCTGCTTGGTAGAGTCCGGATAACCTGTGCAACTCGTGGCGTGACTTTGTGTCGTCGCCCATGTATGAGGTCAATAGGACGTTTACATCAACCCATACTTCGAAGCAGCCTTGCAGCGGTCGGATGTACGGACCGTTTACTCGGGCTTCTATCCGGTCGGGAGCAGACAGGAAAGAGTCCGTTCGCTCGTCGATCCCCTCAATGAGGAAAGGGATGTCGCCTACGTCCACCTGACTTAAGTGATACGTGACAGAAGCGAAAATCCAGCGAGGCCAATTTGGATTAGCTTGCATTTGACTTTGCCAGATATTCTATTGTGGTCCACATGAAGTTCGGGTTGTCTTTGAAACATCCCAGACCCTTATTGCAATTCGTACACAGTAATCCGCGAACTCTCCCTGTTTTGTGGTCGTGGTCTACTGCAAACTTGTCAGAATCCTTTATACCAGAATTCTTGGACCGACATATTGCACATGCACTGCCCTGACGTGTCAACATTCGTTCGTAGTCGGCTTCGGTTATTCCGTACCGACGTTTCAAGTGCGAGGCTCGGGGCTTACCTCGTCGAGTCTTGCGATGTTTCTTACTACATTCCTTATCGCAAACCTTGCAGCAGGAACGTACACCTTTTCGATGTATGACGCTTCGATAGAACTCTGCCAGTGGTTTGGTTTGTAGACAACAAGGGCACGCCTTGCTATCAAGCTCTTCAAGCGATCGCAACACCTTCAATTTCGGGTTATGTTTTGAGCGACGCTTAGGCTTCGGCATCGGACCCCCACTCCACAAAGTTCTCAGCTTTCAACTTAAACACCTGCTGAGGCTTCTCACCAGTCAATGCTCTTGCTGTGACGATCCACCCCATGTCGAATTCGTAATCGTTCAAACTTTCGATCGCGTACTTTCGCCCTTGGTAAACGATCCAAGAACTGGTAGTCAGCGTCACACCGGGTAAGTCATCGCGGTCGATGAGGAAATTTCTTGCATCAGCTTCATAGTGACCCCCCTGAAGGATTGCTTTATTGGCCGAGATGATTGAGATCGTTCGGTGCTCAGCTTTGGATAGCCGGCTGGGCAGAACGATAGCTCGGTCAACTACGAAGACGTCAACTTCGGTGCTGACAGTGCCCTTCTGTGGGTCCGACTCGCTGCTAAGCAGTGTGTAGACATCAACCCGATCTCCGTACCTTCTCTTGAGGTCGTAGACGGTTCTTTTAATGAGCCGGGTTAACGTGGAGTTGCCAGTCATCCAGTCTCTTTTCCACGCGAGTTAGGACTTCGGTGTTCTTGGTCAGCTTTCCCAACAACGCCCCTCGAATCTCGTCCTCAAGAGTCTCGATGCGGATGCAATGGCGAATCTCTCGACGCCAGTCCTTCCACAAGAAGAACAAGAGAATGATGATCGCGGGGCCATACTGTTGCGCAAGCGTGACCAGATTTGACAGGTCGTGCATCGGGTTACCCCTTCCCAAAGAACGGCCCGCCCGGTTACGGCACCGGGCGGGCCAAAGGAATCGGGGATTAGCCGAGCAGCATCACGCCGCAGCGATCGTCCAGCACGGCGATCCCGGCCAACATGTCCATGTTGACCTTGATCCCGCCCTGATCGATGTCGTACTGGAACGACACTCGCATCGACAGGCCGTTGAAGTTGGCAACGCTGGACATCACACCGAGTGCGTTGTTCGGCACGGCAAGCGGCCGGCTAACCAGTGCCAGCGAATTCCGATGGAACGCGAGGTTGAACGAGCCGGTCGGGCCGGGGAAGGCCAGATCGTCGTTGGCCAACGCCAGTTCCAGCGGTCGATCGAGGTAGATCGTGGAGTCGGTCCCGTCGTTTTCCTCTTCGATGATCGTGTAGACACGGCGGCTGGCACCGGTGCCAAACGCGATCAACTGCCCGACCTTCGGAGCGACAGTCCAACCGTCGATCACGACACCTTCAGAGTAGCCAGCAGCAAACGCGCCCTTCACGGCATACGATTTGTAAACGGTGATGACCGCGCCGGCGAGCGTAGCGAATTTGTTCGCCTCGTTCATCGTGACAGCGGTCGTGTCGCCCGCACCAGTCGTCGCCGCGGTGATGTGCGTCGGCTGATCGTTTCCGACAACCGTCGCGTACTCACCGACAACCACTTCGTAACCGGTGATGACCACCGTCTGCGAACCGGCCTCTCCGGCCGGCTGCGCATCCGTCACAGTCCCAGTGGCGACATCAGACGGGCTGGAAATCGACGGGACATTCTGCGCAAGGTAGCTATCGAAGCCGTGAATTCGGCCCAGACGAGCGTTCTCCAACGCCGACCCACCGTCGCCACGCTGTTCAGCGCTGACGAACAGGGTCGTCTTGTGCATCGGGGTTTCCGACCGCGGCGACAAGACCAGATACCGCGTGTCATCCGGGCATTTGTTGATGTTCAACTGCTCGCGGGCGTCAAGCACGAAATCACTGGCGTTCGTCTTGTCGAGATTGTTCAGACGGCCGGCACGGTTCGCAAGGTACTTGTGAACGTGGCCGACAAGGGCGCGATCGACGCCGCGAGCGAGGTTCTGAGCCGCCGGCAGCAGATAGACCTGCACCAGATCGGTGAAGCTCTTCGACAGTTCGGCGTCCTTGATCGTGAACGAAGACTCGAACCACTGGTCGAGCGGGACGTTCACGTTCGTGGACTTCGCGTCCTGCCGCTTGTAGGTCGTGGCATCGGTCTTCCGGCGAACCTTGAAGTCATCCGGCCGGCGGGTCTTCACGACATCTCCGAACTCGGAAATCTCAGCTTCGAAGGAACGATGGACAAGGTTCGCCATGACCATATTTTCTTCCAGAATCATCAGGCTTTCCTGTGCCCAAACATCCGGAATGAACGCGTCGTTGTTCCCGTCCGTCAGACTGGCGAACGAAGCGATCATGGCATGGGACAAGTACAGATTCTTCATCATCAACCCTTTGTTTGTTAGTTACCAGAGGCCGAGCAAGCTGGTCTTAGACTTGAAGACCTTTCTTCCGCGCCTCACGATAGGCAACGGGGTCTTCCGCCAGCTTCTTCAAATCAATTCTGCCGTCCTTACCCGGAGCAAGGCCGCCGGTTGCCGAATTCGAACCGATACCCGGCACTACGTTCGACTTGAACAAGTTACCGAATCGTGCAAGGTCGTTCTTCATGTGTTCGACGGCCTCAGCCGGCGATAATTGCAAAACGACCGATTCACCCGCATCGTTCGTGGTGTCAATATCCACGACCGGTTTGAATTTACCGCCCTCGTCTTCAATGAGTTTCGAGGTCGGTTTGAGAAGGGCAACGATCTGCGAGGCGCTGAATGCGTCCCCGGAAACCGCCGCGTCCTGCAAAGATCGCTCAATCATCGAGTTGCGGTATCTCGACTCCCACGTCTTTGCGGCTTCCTTTTGTTCTTCAAGCTCCTTTGTGTACTTCGTTTCCAGCTTCTTCTTCTCGTGCGTGGCTTGCTCGTCCTTGGTCCTGATCTGCTTCCGCATGTCCTCAAGACTCTCTTCGAGGTTTGCCCGCTCCTCTTCAGACAGCCCCTTGTTCTTTAGCGTCTCTTGCAGACGCGTTTCTACCTGCTTGAGTTTGGTTTGGTGTTTCCGCCTGTCGTCGGCAAGGAATTTGTTGACCTCATCCTGCGTGAAGGATTTACCTGCCGGGGGATCGTCAGCCGGGGGATCGTCAGCCGGGGGATCGTCGGCCGGGGGATCGTCACCGTCAAACGCAGCGATGAAGGGAAGAGACAGGTAGAACAGTTCGTCGAAACTCATTTGAAGCTCTCCCGATTTTGGTAAGGTTCCCGTTGTGCGAAAGTTGCTCGGTTACATTTT